TGCTTCATTAGCATCTCTTGGTGTTAATTGATATGAAAAACTAAATGATCTTAAACCAGGTCCATTAAATAGCAACTCTAAGTTTGGATTCAAAACTTGACCTGTTGTTCTTGCTAGAGCTTGTCCAAAGGTAACATTACTTCCAAACGATTGGAGAATTTTTGCAGTGAATCCTGCTTGTGCTGCTTTAATTACATCATCACCTAATCCAATACCCCTTACACCTTTCTCAACTTCTCTGTTTAACCCTTTTATTCCTTCCTCCATAAATGCAGGCGCAGCTCTCATTGCAATATCTTCTATAACATTCATTGTGGCACCGTTCCATGTAACACCATTTGATGCTGTTATTGATGTTGGAACTGGTAAAATTATATTTGCTTTTGTTTTTCCTACTTGATTACTTAAACCTTGACCAAATAACTTTAATGCTGCACTTTCATTTTGAAATTTATTACTCGGTTTATATGTACGAATTGACATCGAAAGATAATCCGAATAGTCATCAAGAACTGTTGTCGGATATCTAAAAGGGGCTAGTTTTGATTTCTTACTCTTTGCTGGCATTAGAGATAGACCCTGTTTTAAATATTTAGTCGATAATTTTGATATGGTATTGTTCTTAGATCTGATACTTCTGAAGAGTTTACTAGGTGAACAGCACCAACAACTTCTTCGTTAGTATAGTTTCTATAACTTCCCCAATGATAATTAATTCCACGAAATCCCCAGTTAAACTTTGCAACAACTGCAACCAGAGGATTTTGATCATATCGAATAAAAGGAGTTTTTGGTTGATAAACAAAAGTGCAGAAGTTTCCAACTTCAACTTCTGTCGAATCAATTGTTTCTGGTAGAACCTCCATGATCTCCATCATTAAATCATCTGGATCTTCTACCCCAGTTAAGTTATTGATCAATGGTTGAATTCTACTCATATACCTAGATCATCCTCAGTAAGAACTTTAAATTGCCACCTGCGATCTGCACAATAATCTGTTGCAGCCTCCCATTTTGCTTGATTTTTGGCGTATTCAGTTACTTCATAAATGTATTTTTTAGTTTTTTTGCTCTGAACTTTTGGTTCTTCGCAAAATCTCTTAGGTTTAATTTCAATAATATATCTCTTAACACTTCCATTCTTTTCAAGAACCTTAATATAAAAGTCTGGAAAGTAACGATGTACTCTCGAATCTAATGGTGATCTATAGGGAATGATTATTTCTTCACTACCCCACTCAAGAATGTTTTCGTTAAGGTCACAATAGACCATGAACTTTCTTTCCCAAAGAGACCTATAAATAATGTTAGTTGGATTCCCTCTATACTTTTTTGTATTTGAGGGAATAAATTTACCTTTATACGCCATTTATAAAAATTTCACTATAGGTATTTAGAGTGCCAGGACCAAAAAAAATTTCAGATATCAAAAATACTTTTAGTGATTTGGCTCAGTCATCTCATTATGAGGTACAATTTCAAGATTTTCCATTTGGCATGAAGCAAAATTTTGCTGAAAATGGAGTCTTGAAAAGTTTTTACAATAACACTGCGGGTCTTTTATGTTACAATGCTGTGTTACCTGGATCTAGTGTAGCAACTACAACTATTGAAGGCAATTTCACTGGTGTACAACAACAGTATGCACACACCAAAATATTTAATAACATAAATTTAAGTTTCTATTGTGATAGTCAATATCAAGTTCTAAGATTTTTTGAATCTTGGATGGCATATATCACTGGTGGTAATGGCATCCCAAACAATGGTGCAGCTGGAAATCCAAAGAATCCTGGATACTTTTATAGAATGAGATATCCAAGAGGTACTACTGGATATAAGTGTGATAGTATGAGAATTTATAAATTTGATAGAGATTATAAAGCAGCAGTTGCATATAGTTTTGTTGGGTTATTTCCTGTTTCAATTACATCTACTCCAATAGGATATGAAAGTCAAAACTCTATTTTAAGAATTAGTATTGATTTTAATTATGAAAGACATTACATGACAGCGGCTGCACAAAGTACTAAATCACCATATCCATTTAATTTCAATTCAGAAAACAACAATCTTGGTGATGCATTTAGTAAAGCAAATGCATATTCAGCCGCCACTCAAAACGATACTGGTGAATACAATTCTAAATTAGCAAAGTACTTCACTTCAAATAATGGTGAGACTATTAATTATACTCAACAATCTATTGATAATTTCATTCTTGCAGCAAAAGGTGGTTGGGAACCTACATCTGGAAAAGGCTCTGATCTAGTTAGAATTAGTGATGCTAGTGTTTCTTCTTCAGTTGTCAGTTGACCTACTAAATAAAAAAACCTAGATTATTTTAATACATTATGCCTTTACCAAAGTCTAACACTCCTGTTTATGAACTTGAGTTGCCTTCCATTAAGAAAAAAATCAAGTATCGTCCATTTTTGGTAAAGGAAGAAAAAGTTCTTATCATGGCTTTAGAAAGTCAAGATATGAAACAAATTACAATGGCAGTGAAAAATGTTCTCGCTGCTTGTATTCTTTCTAGAGGTGTGAAAGTAGATTCTCTTTCTACTTTTGATATTGAATATCTATTCTTAAATGTTCGTGCAAAATCTGTTGGAGAACTTATTGATGTAATTGTCACTTGTCCTGATGACAATCAAACTGAAGTTGAGGTTCAAATTAATATTGATGATATCAGTGTCACTAATCAGGAAGGTCATGAAAAGGACATTCAGTTAGATGACGAACTTACACTAAGAATGAAGTATCCATCACTAGATGAGTTTGTAAAAACAAACTTCAATGGTGAAGATATTAACGTTGATCAAGGATTTGATATTATTGCAAACTGCATTGATCAGATTTATTCTGAAGAAGAATCTTGGAATACTTCAGATTGTACTAAAAAAGAATTAGATGAATTTATTGGTAATTTGACATCATCACAATTCTCTAAAGTTGAAAAGTTTTTTGCATCTATGCCAAAATTGACTCATACTTTGAAGGTCGAAAATCCAAATACTAAGGTAGAAAGTGAAGTTGTTCTGGAAGGGTTAGCATCTTTTTTCGCATAGCCCTGGCACATACTTCTCTGATGTCGTACTATCAAACTAATTTTGCCTTGATGCAGCATCATAAATATAGTTTAAGTGAGTTAGAGAATATGATGCCATGGGAAAGAGAAGTGTATGTTTCACTTCTCTTAGCATACCTGGAAGAGGAAGAACTGAAACGTAAGCAAGCAAATGGCATCTAGACTCAACACATCAAAACTATTACCATCACAAAGCACAGTTACAGCTTCTTCGGTGCGTGAAAGTCTTGTGGAAGTTGAGACTCAGAATAATAGGCAGCAAGTAGAAGTATATACTTTTTTAGGAAAACAATTAACATCTATCAATAGAAACGTTGAGTCTATTGGTAGAAATCTTGAAACTCTTACGAGAGCCATAAGTGGTGAGACAAGGGCAGAATTATCTCAAGCAGATGCATCTAAGCGTGAAAGATTACGAGACGCTGAAAGAACTGCTTTTGGAAGATCTGAAAATATTTTAGAGTCAAGACTCACTGCTGCAATAACAAAACCTATTAATGCAGTAAAGGGTGCTGTAAGTAGTAAATTATTTGACTTAAAAAAAGCATTACTATTTCTTTTTGGTGGTTGGTTGACCACTAAATTCCTCAGAATGCTTCAGGCTGATGCAAATGGAAATAAATCTGAATTTGAAAAATTAAAAGGTGAACTTGCCACTGCATTAGCAGCGGCTGGCGCAGCATTTTTAGTATTGAATGGCGGATTGATTGGTTTAATTACCACTATTGGTGGATTAACTTTCAGACTTGGAAAATTTTTACTATTAAAACCTTTTACGTCGTTATTTAATGCACTAAGGCCAAAACCTCCTGTAGTAACACCAAAACCTCCTGCTGTAGCACCAAAACCTGGTGCTACTACAGTTCCTGGTGCTACACCAAAACCTGGAAAACCTGGTGCTACTACAGTTCCTGGTGCTACAAGACCTGGAGTAGCTCCTGGTAGACCCCCAGGATCTGGTGGAACAATTCTCGGTCCTACTGGAAAACCGACTGGTCCTCAAATGCAAGGGACTACTCCAGGTAGGGCACCTAGTATACCATCACCAAAGCCAACTCCTCCCAAGGTAGTTACTCCTAAAAACCCACTTGCATTCTTTAGCAAACCTAGAGGAGTTCTTCGTGGATTAAAATCATTACTAGGTAATGCAAGATTTCTTGGTGCTCTTGGTGGAGTATTAAAAGGAGCGTTCGTAGTATCAAAAATAAAAAGTAGATTAGATCAGGGAATGTCGCCAACTCAGGCAGTTGTGCCTGTAATACCAGAAATGTTATTAACTCTTAAAGGTGCAACTTTAGGTGGTGGTCTTGCAGGTCTTCTCGGTCTTACAACTGGACCAGGAGCACTTTTAGTTGGAGCTGCTGGTGCTATTGGTGGTGGTTTTATAGGTCAACAAATAGGTCAAGTCGTAACAGGTGGTTTGGATAGTTTGTATGATCCACTTGGTATGGATAACCTGTTTGGATTTGCGAATGATCCAATCACAAACTTCCTACAAGGTCTAGGATTGATGAAGAAACCCGAAGAGGGTGGTTTTACACCAGGTGTTGGTGCTAAAGGTAGAGGTACGGGTGTTGCTGCACCGCCAACTGCAGCTGCAGTGCCACATCTTCATCAGGAAAATGTTAAGGTTCCTAGCACGGATAAACAAACTTCCAATAGACTAATGTCTGCTGGACCAGACTTTGATGATGAAAAAGATAATGAAATGCCACAGGATGTCAGAGATGCTATTCAAACTCTTGAACAGAAATACCCACTTACATCAGGAAATGAAATTCCAAACCAATTAACATATGATACGTTGAATCCATATAGAAGTCTAGCAACATCAATTTATAACATAAATTATCAATAATAATGGCACTTTCATCTGCTCTACTAAGAGATACTTTTAAGTCTTCTCCTCTAGATGAAACTATTGTTTCTCTTAGAAGAAGCACCATTTCTACTAGAAAATCTTCAATTAAAGCTATAAAAGTATTTCAAAAGAAAAAATTAGTTGGTGACAGAATAAATCAGAAGGAAAAAAGACTAAATCAACTGTTTAGATTTAGAAATGAAAGAAGATCGAGAGAGGATGTACTAGAGGCAAATAAATCTAGTGGTGGTGGAATTGCAGCTCGTGCTCTAGATAAGGGAAAAGGATTCTTAGGCAGAATAATGAATGCACTAGGATATCTTCTCTTGGGTTGGTTGACTACACAACTTCCTAGAATTTTAGCATTTATTGATACGCTAAAATATCGTATTGGAAATATCATTGAGGCAGGTAAAGGTATGCTTCGTGATGTCAGAAATATTGTTGTGGGAATAAAAGGAGTTGTCTCTCAGGCAATTGCAAATATTAAAAACTTTGATTTCACAGACAAAGAAGGAAAATTACAAAAGGAAATGGATGAGTTAAATGCATCTTTTGATTCTTTGGGTAATAACTTTGATGAAGCAGTAGAAAATTTTAAAAATATAACAAAACCAAAACCAGAACCAGAATTTCAAGGTCCAGGTGGTGATCCATCTGGATCAGGTAAAGGTCAAGCACAACAAAGACCATCACAATCAACTACTGAATCTACACCTGCTACTCCGTCTACATCAGGATCTACATCAGGAAGTAACTATTCAAGTAGATTGCAACCTATCCATAGACAGGCTTTAGATAAAATATCTGAATATGAATCAGCAGCTGCTGGAAATTATAATGCAATGAATCAAGGCACAGTACCTGATAGGGCGGGGAGAAGACCATATAGTGGTCCATCAAAAGGTGGAATTGGAAAAGATCTCACCAACATGACTATTGCTGAGGTTTTGCAATCTCAAAATAAAAAATTGGGAAATAATCAAGGGTTTATACATGCTGCAGGAAGATATCAGTTCTTAAAAGGAACTTTGGAGTCTGTCTTAAGATATGCTGGAATTTCAGATAAGGTAAAATTTAGTCCAGATGTTCAAGATTATTTGGCGGCCGTTTTATTGACTATGCCAGGTGGTGGATTGAGTCACTGGACAGCAGATAAAAGAACTGGATTATTGAAAGATCAGGCAGGAATGGATCTAATTAATAGAGCAGCTCAAACTCCATTAGGAAAGGCACCTCCAGTAGTGCAATCCCCACCTCCAGCAGCTGTTCCATCACCTTCACCAACACAAACTCCTGCAGCTCCACGATCATCAAGACAAAATCAAATGCCTGGTTCTAGACCAACAATCAGCACTGGTGGTGTGAACTTAATACCACTGAGATCTGGAGAACGTGGTTTAGTACAAGGTGGATCTGGTAGTAGAAGGGGACCAGATGGAACAACAGAATCACAGTATGCAACACATTATCATATCGATGGCCCAGCAAACCTATCTAAAAAACAGAGGGGGCAAATTAGAGAGGTTGCATTTCATGCAATTAAAGCAATGTTTAATAGAGGTTCCCATGTTCATCTTGGAAGTAGTGCTCAAACATTGTATAAGGGAATGAGTGATTCAAAATTAAGGAATGCGATTTTATATGAACAGCAAAGGCATGACGCTAGATCATCACCAGCTGTTGATATTCAAGAATTAAATTCTAAACTACAAAGAACTTTGCCTGGTCAACCTGGAGCAAAAACAACCTTCCCATTTGCAGTTGGACAAGTTTATACGGCAGGTGGTTATGGAAGAGAAGCAAAGATTATTGGAACTGATCAAATCTCTGTCTCACATGGTGCAGAAGGATCATCTGCAAGTAATGTTAGACCAGTTAATGTAAGTTCTAATATTCCTAGAGGCCGAAGAAGAGGAAAAGGCACTTTAATTACTTACGTTCCTGTTCCCGTTGGAAAATCAACACCAATTCCTACAGGCGGATCTATGTCAAGTGGATCATCTGGAGGTTCATCGTTAAATAGTATTGTCACCGACGTTTCTACAGCATATACCTGATGTCAGCAACCGAATTATCTATTATAGAAAAATTTACACTCACCAGTGCTAATGGTGAGAATGAAGTTGACATCAGTGCAGGTACTGGTGGAGAATTTTTATACTATGAAGATATTTTTTCACCAGTAGTGACTGCAAAAACTTTTGTAATGGACAGTGGTAGAAATAATATTAATTCTAAAACATTTAACGATCCATTGATGTCTGGATTACCTGTAGTTGGTGGTGAAAAAGCAGATATTAAAATAACAAATCAACGCAAACAAACTCTCAATCTTACAACACTGAGAGTTTTCAAACCAGCTCAGTTATCGCAGGATAACAATAAAGAATTACTTCAATTTAATTTTATTTCAAATGAATTTTTTGTAGACTCAAGGGAAAGAGTCTTTAGAAAATTACCAGAGGCTGTAACATCTGAGAATGTTCGTAGTATTTTAGATACTGAGTTAAAAACAGATAAAGAATTTATCACATCTCCATGTTCATCTAATTTTTCATATCAAGGCAATTCTAGAAAACCATTCACTGTTATTTTGAAAATGTGCCCGAGATCTATTGGTGAAGAATCTGGAAAATCTGCTGGATTTGTTTTCTTTGAAACTAGAAGAGGTTATAATTTTAAATCAATCGAATCCCTAATTAAACAACCGATTCTTCAAGAAGATGGTGTTAATGTAGTTTATACTTATGGTGGAACTGCTGCTACTCAATACGAACCAAAAAATCCATATGGAACTCAATCAAATCCAAATAAGAGGATATTGAGATATACTCAAGTACAATCAAATGATTTGGTGAGAAAAACACAATTGGGTGCATTTGGTGCAAAAAGATATAATTTTGATCCTTTTGCTGGTGCTATGGAAACTGGTCAAGATAAAATTGAATTTGACTGGGAAAGTATCGAAGACACAGAATTTTTAGGTAAAGGTATATACAACCCACCAGAAGATCTTGATCTTTCTATGACTAGAATTTATATGGGAATGAATGATATGCAAGGTTTAACTGATCGAGAAAAAATAAACTTTGCTTTCTCAGAATTTTCAGCACAAGCACCCATTACATATAATAAGATTTTTACACAGATACTAAATATTACAGTTCCACAAAACCTAAATCTACATGCTGGTGACTGTATAGAAGTGAATATAGCAAAACTTGGATGCCAATATGAATTTGATAAAGAATTAAGTGGCAAGTTCCTCATTAAAGAAGTTTGCCACCAATTTACAAATTCAAGATCTTATTCACACTTATTAATTATACGAGATACACTAGGAGCTTAACCTATGGAAAACATCGAAACACACATCGCAAAGGACAAAGAAATCCTTGACAATCCCTTGATTTCACCCAATCAACGTCGTCACATTGAGGGTGAACTACATGAACTAGAAGATTATGCAGAACATCATAAGGCAGAGATTGAAGCAGGTGATCATCATGATCCATCACCATTAGAACTATATTGTGACGCTAACCCATCGGAACCAGAATGTCTGGTTTATGAGGACTAATTAATGTCAGTTACAGACTCTTTACTCAACAGTTCTTTTTTTGGCCGTGATGGTTATCGATATTGGATTGGCAAAGTGCCGTTCAGTAAAACTATCAATGAAGGTTATAACTGGGGAGAGAGAGTACCTGTTAGAATTTTAGGATATCATACTGAAGATAGATCAATACTTCCAGATAAAGATCTACCAACGGCAATTATTAAAAGACCCACCAGTATGGGACAAGGAAATAATGCTTCTAGTGGAATCGTTGGTGGTGAACTTGTAAGTGGATTTTTTGCAGACGGTGATGATGCACAACAACCAGTCATTGATGGTATATATGGTTATTTTGATAAAGATGCTCCAAATGTAAGTTCTGCTGAGTATCAAGATGCAAATAGTGGAATTAATCCATTTGACTCATCATTTCCTTATACCGACAATCTTCCAGCTTGGAGAGTGGCATCAGAAGGTAAAAGTCCAGATTTAAAATCAAATACAAATAAACAGGGTAAAGAATCTAATCCATCAGGGGAATTTAAAACTACCGTAGTTTCTGACTCAACATCTTATTCAAATTTTGTCCCTAGTAATTTAAATACTTGGGAGATGTATAACTTGATGGAGGAATTTAGTGGTCCGAATAATTGTGGAACCGACACTATTTCTAGAATTCAAGTTGAAATATCAAAGGTTGCAAGCATACTAAACGGTGTAAAAAAATACTATGCAACATATGTTCTTGGCACTGTTAATAAGGTATATGATTTTGCTGGACAAATTAACAAGATCATTGATAATATCGCTGCAGTATTAAGAACACTTATACAAAGAGTTAGAAACTGGGTACTTAAACAAATTAGAACATTAGTCTCTAATGCAATAGATCTTATCTTGGGAGACGTTGCAAAGGATTTAGCAGACTCAATTCTTGCAAAGATTCTTGATATTATATTTTGCATCTTTCAAATCACGATAGATGAACTTCCTGGACTGATTGGTGACTTCCTTGCTGCTCTTCTTGATAAAATAGCAGCTGCTCCAATATGTTCTGCTGAAAAATTTATAAATGCTTTAATTAATAATGTTTTGGGTGCATTGCAAGGCGCATTAAATGGTGCTATGGAGGAGATTAGTAAGTATTTGGATGGTGTGTTGGATATTGGCGGTGCCATCATGGATGTCATTGATCAGATTCTTGGTATTATTGGTTTCTTGTGTTTGACTAAAAACTGTTCTGAAGTTACAAAATTCAATTCTAGCCCTTGGGGTGGTCCAACAAAACAACAAAAAGATAATTTTAATAAATTCTTGTCTGAGTTACAAATACCAGACCCAACGACGGGAGCTCTTGGGTGGTTAGAAGAAGCAGGATTGGGAGATACTACTGGTCCTAGTGCTTGTGATATTGTAGGTGGTGATGAATGCACCCCACCAACTGTTAGTATTTTTGGTGGTAATCCAGTCGCAGAGGCATTAGCATCATCAGTTATTAGTAAAAAAGGTAATATCATCGGAGTTTTACTTTCTCAGAAAGGATTGGGATATAAGTATCCTCCATTCGTTGCATTTGATGATCCATGCAATTATGGTTCTGGTGGAGCTGGTTATGCTGAAATTGACCCCATTGATGGTGGATTGACAGGTGTTATTATCACAAATCCTGGTTGGGGATACATTGATGTTCCTGATGGATCTGATAATGATAATCCTGATGACGATGCTCAAAAACCTATTGGTGGTGGAGATGATGAGATCATCATCGATTTACCTGATGGTGGTGGAGATGATGATGCTACTGATGGTGGTGGAACCGTTGATCCTGGCCTCCCTGATGATGGTGACGGTGGAAACGGCGGTGATGGCGGTAGCGGCGGCGGTGGTGGCGATGAGATTGTCACTGTTCCTGTCGTTGGATGTTTAGATAAAATCAGTGTCATTACTACTGGATATGGTTATGCTCAGGATGATACATTTATTGTTACTCCACCTATGCCAGGTCTCTTATTGGAAGGAAGATATACTGATTCTGGCCAATTGGTCGAGATTGTCATTAAAGGTGAGCAATGTGGATTTGTTGAAATTCCAGATATTACAATAAATAGTAAGACTGGTAATGGTGTTAGATTGAGACCTAGTATAGTTTTCACTGAGGCATCTGAATTTACTGTAGAAGAACAAAGTAGGTATAGTTCTAGTACACTTTCTGTCATACAATGTACATCAAAAACTCAAGAGTTGGTTGGTTATGTGAACGGTCAACCATATTACGGTCCATATCATGTACATAAAGGAGTGAAGATGGTTGGTGCTGCTCATTCAGATAGACCACATGCGCTGATTTATGATACAGTAGCAGAAAGTTTGTCTAAACTAGGATCTACTGTAATCAGAAATACTACATCATCGAGCGAATCATCATCTTCAACAGTTCAAGAAGCAATTGATCCAATAACTCCATCATCTAATGCATTAAATATACCAACAAATACTGATGTGAATGTTCAATCAACTTCTACTAATACACCAACACCATCAACACCCACTACACCATCAACACCTAGTCCATCTCCTTCTCCACCTTCGGGTGGTGGTGGTGGATACGGAGGAGGATATTAACAAATGAGTAAAAGAAATTACAGGTTACTAGATAACGAAAATGCTTCCATTATGTGTGGACCAGGAAGAAATGATGATACTGGTCGTGAATTAACTACATGGACCAGAGCTGGTAATTGTGATACCCAATGGAATAATGGTGCTAGAACTATTGTAACGAATGGTCCATTTAAAGAAATATGTAACGTAGATCCAGAAGATGTTAAACAAAACGAGCAGGTTGCAAAATCCATATATTGCAAGAACGGCGATTTCGTGGTTGTTGCTGATAATATTAAATTTAAAGCAAAAAATATATTCTTTGAAGCTGAAGGTGCGGGGGGAGATGGTCAAATCGAGTTGAGAGCAAATGGAATCATGAGTCTCAACTCAAATGAAACCATTCAAATTGCTGGTGGTGAAGTTCAAATTGTCGGAGAAAAAAATCTGGTTCTTGATGCTACTGGATTCATTTACATAATTGGAGATATGAAAAGTTCTGGAGCTCCCAGTGTAGTAAACACTGTAAAAGGTCTTATTGCTGGTCAATGGGGAACTCTGTTATCTGATATTTCTAACACATTGAGGGTTTAAATTATGTCCCTATCACTAGAAGCACTATCAACTGGCAAATTTCATGTTGGCACGGTAGCAAGCCAACAAATTATGGGATCTCCCATAAGTCTTAGTTCTATAATACCAGGAACTTTTACAACATCTGGACCCTCTTATTTTGGTCAATGTCTTGATTTGGGTGGAATTGCCAATGCCACTGTAAGTATTGGACCAAGACTTGTTCCAACTGGACTTTTTGGTATTGGAGTTCCTACTCCTGGAATTGCATCACTAAATGTACTTGGAGCTCCATTGGCAATTAATGCTACTGGTGGTGTAAATGTTATTGGATTGTTTAATGTAAGTGGTATTGCAACGAAAGCAGGTGCAGATGTAAAAGCATCTGTAAATATTACGGCAGGTGCTACTGTTGAAGCTGCATCAACTGCAAACGCTTCAAATAATGCTACTGCTGGAAATATCACATGTTCAACCATCACAGCATCATTTGGTGCGTTTTCTAGTGTTGCTGCACCATTCAAACAGTTTGATATTAAACACCCAACTAGAGGAGAGGGTTGGAGACTTGCACACGCAGCATTGGAAGGCCCTGAGATGGGCGTATATTATCGTGGAAAGACGAAAGAAAAAACTATCAAACTACCAGATTATTGGATTGGACTTGTACATGAAGATAGTATTACTGTTCAACTAACACCAATCGGTAAGGCATGTAGTAGTTTACATGTTAAAAAAATTGAAGATAATGCTGTAACTGTTGGTCATCAAGCACAAGATCTAGAATACTTTTATATTATTCATGGAGAAAGAAAAGATCTTGGTGATCTAATTATTGAATATAAGGGAGAAAGCATGAGCGACTTTGAGAACTCTGATACTAAAGTAAAACGAAATGGTGAAACTGTTATAGATAGTGGACATACAGGTACAGGATTTTTACCACTCAATCCTTTGGGTAATTAATTATGGCAAAATCACCATTACAAAAAAGATACGATCAAGAATCAGGGCAATTAGATAAAGATGTTGCATATCTAGATACCAGAGTTAATGATCAAACCGAACAAATCAAAGACATTACTGTATTATCTCTATCAAGTGATACATTATATGCACAAACTGTTGTTGATGCCAACAGTTATTTGAGTCAGGCGGTAAACTTTGGGATTGTTGCAGCTGGATGTGGTTGTTCTGTTGCTGGTCTTGGTAGCACTGCATTTCTCGTAGGAACGGCTGTTACTGTTTTTTATGAAGTTGCCAGGGCTAAAATGAAAAATGTTAATAGTGACTCTTATGACGGGGACGCTCCAAATGATGACAATGGTACAGTCAATTTAACAAATAATGCTGGTCCCAATACAGATTTGAACCCAAACAATTATGGGGAAGGTTATAAAAATCTGATTGAAAATTCAGGTATTTCAACCGTGTTGCGATATGTCTCCGCTACTCAATTAGTTTCTGGTATTTGTACTCAAAGTTGTTCTGCACTATATACCGCTCAACAACAAGCTTTAACTGATTATAATAATGCAAAAGCATCTGGTCCAAGAAATGAATATGGTGGTCAATCAGATATTGTTAAAGGAGAAGCAATGGAATATAGAAGACAGAGGTGGGCGTTTAAAAAAGGTAGAAAATTTTCTAAGGATCGTCAGAATAGAATTAAGAACTTCTATCCCAATGCAGGCCCAACTGGTATTCAAACAAGTTGACACATCATCAATAATCCTTTATAATATCTGAGCGTTTTGAAATCTAATGAAATATAATCTACCTGAAAAAAATAAGACAACTAAAGAAAATGTCGCTGAAGCACATGAAGGATTATATTATTGCACAATGAATTTGCCTGAAGCTGCAGCGCATTGTGGTATGACTCAGAAAGAAATGAAAATGACATTTTACGAATATCTTAAGCATCAACCACCTATATGTGATATTTGATTGCTTAAGGGACTGTCGCATATTGGTTAATGCTCTCTGCTTATAACGGGGTAAACTGGGTTCAATTCCCAGCAGTCCTATTAGCTTCCTTAGCAATCTGGTGAATGCAGCAAACTCATAATTTGCCTAAGGAGAGTTCGATCCTCTCAGGAAGCATCACGGTATAATGTTAATACTTTAAAAGTCGCTAAATATATCATAATGCAAAGCTAGCGACTTTTATATCCATGCCTCTTAGTAAACTCCAGAATTTTATTAAGAACACCGAGGGTAAGATTCTATATGTGAATCCCAACGATATCGGTGCCACTGATAGTATAGAAAATCAGGGTAATTCACTCTCTCAACCCTTCAAAACTATTCAGAGAGCACTTCTAGAATCTGCGAGATTTTCCTATGTAAGAGGAAACGATAACGATCTCTTTGATAGAACTACGATTCTACTGTTTCCTGGTGTTCACTTTATTGATAATAGACCAGGATTTAGAATTAAAGATGATAATGGTACTGCAAAAGCAATCTCTCCAGCTGGTACAGAAACTCTCGCTCAATCGATATTAACCCTATCATTATCTTCAGTCTTCGATTTGGGTGTCGAAGATAATATGCTCTATAAGTTTAACGACCACAGAGGTGGCGTTGTTCTTCCTAGAGGTACTGCTATTGTTGGTTTTGACTTAAGAAAAACCAAAATTAAACCACTATATGTTCCAAACCCAACAGATGACTCAGCTCCAGAAAGTGCTGTAATCCGTCTAACTGGTACTTGTTACTTTAGAGACTTTACTTTCTTTGATGGAGATTTGAATTCTCAGGTCTATACAGACCCTGTAGATTTCTCGGTCATTAATAAATCAGCACCAACATTCTCTCACCACAAACTAACTTGTTTTGGCTTTGCTGATGGTGTCAATATCGTTGAAGGTACAGGTCTAACTGACCTTGACATGTATTATAGTAAAATATCAAATGCTTTTAATGAAGCATCTGGTAGAAATATTGATCAGAAGTTCCCAGATCAACCACTAGGATTCTCTAAGAGTAGAGTTGAATGGGAAATCGTTGGTGCGTTCCAAGCAGATCCAATTGCAATCAAGACGATTAAATCAGGTGATGGTGTTACACCATCCACTTTGATTACTGTTGAAACAAATGATCCACATAATCTAACAGTTGGTACACCAGTTAAGATTAGAGGTGTGACGCCTGCTGATTATAATGTTTCAACATTCGTTACTTCAGTTACAGATGCAACTACATTTGGATATCTACTAGCAGATGCACAAACCACTCTGCTTGCCACTGGAAATGTCTCTGGTGCCACTGTAACGATCGAAACTGATACTGTTACTGGTGCATCACCATACGTCTTTAACGTGTCTCTCAGATCCGTTTTCGGCATGAATGGTATGCTGGCTGATGGTGCAACTGCCTCTGGCTTTAAGTCAATGGTTGTGGCACAGTTTACGGCCGTATCACTACAAAAAGATGACCGTGCTTTCGTTAAGTATAATCCAGTATCTAGAACATATGATGGTATTTCCATCACTAAAGTAACTGGTTCTCAATTAGCAACGGAATCTAGTTCTACAAACTCTAATACTGTTTATCACCTAGACAGTAGAGCAGTTTATCGTAAAGGATGGGAGACTTCACACATTAAGATGGTGAATGATTCAATCATTCAGGTTGTGTCTGTGTTTGCTATTGGATTTAATGGTCATTTCCTTTGTGAGTCTGGTGGTGATGCTTCTATTACTAACTCTAACTCCAACTTTGGACAGATCGCTTTAATATCTGATGGATTTAAGGCCGAGGCATTTACAAAGGATGACCAGGGATACGTTACTGGTATTATTGCACCACAAACGGTTCCACAAGGTGAATCTAATATAGACCTATTCACTATTGATGTTGATAAAACAAAGCAAGTAGGTATTAATAGTCATCTCTACCTATTTGGATTTACAGATCAAGATAACCCACCTGCAATTATTTCTCAAGGTTATCGTATTGGTGCCAGAGAAAATGATGAACTATTTGTTAATTTTACTAGTGGCGCTGGTTCAACTGCATATTCTGCACCGATTTTAATTACCGATAATAAAATCGGTGCAGCAACCACGATTGCAACTGGCCAAGGATCTAAAGAAAGAATTACTAAAATTGTTGGATTAGATTCAGAGGGTAGATTTAATTGTCAGGTTAATCATAATCTTGTAACTGGTGAGAAGGTTCGTGTTATAAGTGAAGATGGTGATTTACCAGAGAATTTAACGGAAGATAGAGTATATTATGCTATCGTAGATGGTATTAACCTTGCTCTATTCCGTGTCGCTTCAACTTCCAGTGATGCACTTAGAGGAGAAGCAATTACAGTTTATGGTGGAACTGGTCTAAGAGTTGAAAGTCGCGTATCAGATAAAGCTGCAAACGAGATCGGATGTCCCGTACTATTTGATCCAAATCAGAACAACTGGTTTATTCATTGTAAGGAAGGCAATAGTATTTTCACTGAGATTGTCTCTAGAGGTGTAACAGGTATTGGTGCTCAAACCAGTGAAACATTTATCAAGAGACTTTCTGATAACAGATCTATTGGTGATAAAGTTTATAAACTAAGATATTTTGTACCAAAAGAATCAACGATCGGTAGAGATCCAGTAAACGGATTTATTCTACAGGATAGTAATAACACATCAAGTAGAACTGATCAGGACTTTACTATTTCTTCTATTGATGTAAATGATTTTGACTTCGATAGAAATCCAAGATATATTTCTACTTGTGCCGCAAGTGGTTCAACAGTTACAATTAGAGTTGATCAACCACATGAACTATTTACTGGTGATGTAGTTAAAATTATTGACGTACAGAGTACAACAAACACTGCTGGTATTGCGAAGAGTGGCTTTAATGGCACCTTTACAGTTACTGGAGTCATTGATGATCTGACTTTTACATATGGTACTACTGATATTAATAATATTGGTAGATCAACTGGTGATTTCACATCTGACATGAACACCAGAACTCAACTCATGGCAAGATACCAGAGAGTTGATAACAATAAGAATATTTCACTATACAGATCTGAAGTAATTCAAAAGCATAATCCTGGTATTAGTGATGGTATCTATCACTTCAACGTTCTTTGTGCCGATAACCAAATCAGTGAAGAATTTGATAACCTAAAGTATCTACCTAACATTGAGAAATATTATCCTCAGTTAGATAGAGATAATGTTCTTGCAAACCCATTAGCGGCTAAGTCTTTTGCAAAGAGATCACCAATTGGTGATGTTGCAATTGATGATCCAGAAAATAGCGTAACTAGAGAGAGTATTGATAAAATTTCTAGAGTTATTGGATTCGGTAGAACAGTTATTGGTTTTGAAAGAAATGATGTTGTTGGTATTGTAACTGTAACTTTAGATCGTCCACATGGTTTCTCTGGTATTGCAACTTATGCAACATTAACTGGTGGCAGTGGATTCACTGAAGGTGATTACTACAACGTCAAGTTGATGAATGATGGTACTTCCAACTGGGATGGTGCAACATCTAGAGTCACTGTTGGATCAGGTGGTGCTGTAGAGAATGTTCAAATAATTAATCCTGGTTCTGGTTATGGTGCAGAAACTTTAGATCTTGATGGATTTACTGGTGCTGAAATCACAGTTACAACTGCTGGTATCTCTACTTTCGTCAACAATTCAGTTCAAATAACTGGTATTGGTAGCACTGCAACAAACGCCTATCGTGTTCTTGCAACTCCAGCAAGCAATAAAGTTTCCTTCGCTGTAACTTCAGGTGATCCAAATCCTGTCAATGATCAATATCTAGTTGATTGTGGCCGCTCTATTGGTATTAAGACTGTTAGTGCAATTGTTGCAAATGTTCAAACGATTCAAACAAATGAAGCACATGGATTAGTTGCTGGTGGTAGTTTCAATATCGTTGATACTAACAACAATAGTTTCAGTGGATTTACTGTTCTAGAAAGAGTTGGTATTCTTACATTCACTGTTGCTGGATCAACTCCTGTTACACAAACAGCACCAAGATTCATACTACCAACAATCTATGATGCAAAAGGTGGATCAATTGATGCTGATACTGAATCTATTGGTTCTAGAGTAACAAACCTCTTCTTACATGATGATGCAATTCTTGGTAATGATCTAGGAAGTGCAGAATTAGATAACAAAATTATTCTACAACTTTCAAACTCTGGTATAGGAACTGCGGAGAGATTCCCAATCGGATCTTATATTCAGGTTGGATCTGAGATCATGAGAATCGCAGACTCAATCCTATCTGGATCTTCTAACAATGAACTTACCGTAATCAGAGGATATGTAGCTTCTCAAACTGCAAGTCATCAATCGGGTTCAAGAGTTAGGAGAATCAATATTAGAGGTGTTGAACTTCGTAGACCTTCAATTCTAAGAGGTTCTGGTCATACTTTTGAATATCTAGGTTATGGTCCTGGTAACTACTCAACTGGTCTACCTCAGGTCCAAAATATTACACTAACTGGAAGAGAAGAGTTCCTAACACAATCCCAGAAGAGATCTGGTGGTGTCGTTGTATACACCGCCATGAATAATGATGGTGACTTCTTCATTGGTAACAAGATTATCAACCCATCTACTGGTGAAGAAACAACGTTTGATGCACCAATTCCATCAATTAGAGGTGAAGATACTTCAGTTCTATCTGTTATCTTCGATGAAGTTACTGTTAGACAGAGATTACTTGTCGAGGGTGGTCCATCTAAGACACTATTGTCTCAGTTTGATGGTCCACTAAGAGTCAATAATGTTGTCAATATTACTGGCAATACTAAAGTTGATGCAAATCTAGAAGTCACTGGAAGATTTAGTTCTAGTGGAAGTGCTTCCATAACTGGTTCTCTAAATGTTTCTGGTGTTGGTACTTTTGGTGGACAAATTGATGCTCTCCTTGGTATTGACGCTCACGATATTTTAGTTGGTACTGGTTCTAGCACAGCAAGAATTGAATCACAAAACAGTGAGAACCTAACTCTGAAGGCTGCCTCTGGTTTAACCAGAGTTGAGGGTGACATGGACGTTACTGGAACTATTGTTGCTGACCAACTTATTGTTCCCAACCTACCACCTATTGGCGGTATTGTGCAGTGGGCTGGTACATCATCCTTCATTACCAATAATGAATACTGGCATCTCTGTGATGGTTCAAGTCTAAGTCAGTCAGCTTATGCTGATCTATATGCCAACCTAACAAATGGTGGACTCTCGTTCCCATACGGTGCAAACCCATCTGGAACTACATTCTTACTTCCTGATTTAAGAAATAGAATAGGAATTGCCGCTGGTAATCTTTATAATCGAGGTGCAACTGGCGGTACAAAAGATTCTGTTACTATCTCACACGGTCATAATACTAACGTCAGTAATCAACCAAACCATGTTCATAATGTGGTTGCAGGTGGTACTCACGGTCATGAGATTCCAAATCAAGCTGCTCACGGGCATGAAACTCCTTCTGCTGGTGAACATACTCACGGTGGTGAAACTGGTGGGCAAGGTGGTCACGGCCACGCTGAAACTGGTAACGTAGGCAACCACGGACACGGTGAAACTGGTAACGAAGGGCAACATGGTCACAGCACAAATAATGGTGGTGCTCATAGACATACTTATCAGAGAAGAAACAACCAGGCTGAATATGGTAATAGAAACTCTAGATCTTCTAGAACTGACCGTCAGAACGCAAGCACCAGTTATAACGGAAACCATAGACACGGTGTAAACAACGCTGGTAATCACCGTCATAATATTCCTGGTGGTGGTCAGCACAGACACAACATTGCCAACGCAGCCAACCATACTCATAATATTCCAGATCAAGCAAATCACAATCACGGTGATACGCAAACAGCTGGAAATCACAGTCATGGTGGTAATGTTGCCAATACTCCTAATCATGGACATAACATGGGCAATGCTGGTTCACACGGGCATAATGTTGCGATCGTCGCCAATGGTCAATCTGGAACTAATAGAAACCTTCCTCCTTACATGGGTCTCTTCTATATCATTCGTATCAAGTAAGGAATCAATCCTAAATACATAAAAACACCATATCGATGGCAAATTTTAAGAAGGTATTTAATTTTAGAGAAGGCCTTCAGGCGTCTGATCAATCATTAGTCGTCAATGGTTCTCTGGTTGGTATTGGCACATCAGTACCAACCAAATCTTTTGATGTTAGAACGGAGGCATCATTTAGTGGATTAAGTACGTTTACTGAAGTTCGTGTTACTGCTGGCGCATCTTTTGAAACTGGAGTTGGTAAGAGTGTAGTTGTTGGTAATTTTGAATTTAATCAAGGTATTGTAACTTCATTTAGTGGAATTGTCACCTATTTTGGTGATGGATCTAAATTATCAGATCTTCCAACTTCACAATGGGTTGATGTAGACACTGGTATTGGTGTTTCTAGTGTCTATAATGGTGGAAATGTTGGTATTGCAACTCTTATTCCACAGTATCAGCTTCAAGTTGGTGGAGATCCTGAACAGAGTGGTATTGGGATTGGAATGGCATATGGAAATATTTTTGTATCTGCAGCTATAACTGCTACTAGGTTTGCTGGTAGTGGAACATTCATAACAGATCTAGATGCAGATGAACTAAAATCTGGAATTGTAACCCAAGCAAGAATTCCAAGATTAGAATTAGATAAACTTCCTCTCGTTCCAGACTTTAAGTTAGTACAAGATCAACAATTAACTGGTGTCGTTACTGCCCTAGGTGGATTCATTGGATCTGTCACACCCGAACCAGGAAGAAGTTCTGAAGCAAGAATTTTTGCAAATACTTTAATTGAATCTGGAATCTCCACCTTTAATGAAGGTGAGTTCAAAGGAACACTTACTGCTATTGCATCTACTGCTAGAACTTTAACAGGAACTCCAGATATTAGAGTTGGTTTCGTATCTGCAAACATTATTGATGCTGGTATCGCACTCACTGTCAACAGAGCTGACATTGTTGGTGACTTAAGTGTTGGTAAGATCGTAATTACTGATGGTACTGATAGCTTCAAAGTTGGCACAAGTGGTTCAATTTTTAACATCACTGATGGTGGGGTGGGAATAGGTACAACCGATCCACAATCTACACTTGTTCTTTATCAGGCTGAAGGAACTAATCTAGAAATTCTCACCGAAAGTGGAGCTGCAACTCTAAATCTTGGTGGCGACTTAGGTATTGGTAATAGTACAGCAGAACTGAGACAAATAGCTCTAAGACTAGAACTATCAAACTATGCGAACGGTGATTATGTCTATCATTTAGGTAGAAATATTCCCAATGCAAATCTAGATGGAAACTTTAGATGGGTAAGAGGTGACGCTACCGAAGAGAGAATGACCCTTACCAAGGCTGGAAACCTTGGAATCGGTGTCACAAATCCAACAGAAAGATTAAACGTTAATGGTGATACAAAACTAGGTGCAGCATTAACAGTTACTGGAGAAAGTGAGTTTCTTGATGATGTTTATATCTATGGTGGAATTACATTTAATAATGATGCAAATAATGGCGTATCTACTGCATATCAATTTAACATTCTGAACGACTTTAATGTTAGTGGAAACTCTGTATTTACAGGTACAGTAGATCTTCCCGATAATGTCACCATTTCAAACTTAAGTGGTATTTCTACATTTGCAACACTAGATGTTCTAACAAATCTAAATCTTTTACAGACTGATTTCAACCATAACACTCAGACTGGAATTTCAACATACGATAATTTAAGCATTTTAGGGGCAATTTCTTTTAATTCCGCACAAAGTATTGATATTTCAAACACTAGTGGTGTTTCTACATTCTTTGCATTAGAAGTTTCTCAAAATCTTAGTATAGGTGGAACAACAACAACTCAGGACTTCCAATGTAATGTTGCTGATGCTACTATCGGCGTATCAACATTTATTGATTTGAACTTAACTGGTGGTTTAGATACTGGTGACAGAATATATGTTGGTTCTAGTGTGAGCATGACAAATGATCTATTTGTCGGTGGCATCGCAACTGTTACTGGAAGCTTAGAAATTGGTGGTGATGTAACGTTCAGTGTTACATCTGGAATCTCAACACTTTTTGACTTAGATGTTCTTGGTAGTTTAACTGTTGGTACTTCCTTATCTTGTCCAAATATTGAAAATCCTGTTGCAATTGGTGATACACTAACAATCGGTAGTGTTGGTAGTGGATTTACTTTTAGGGGATCTGATCTAGATGGTGTAGGTGGAGTTAATATTAGAATTGGTGCTTTATCTATTGATGGTAACCTAGATCAAGGTTCAATCGGATTCGCTACAGAATCTCCCATATGTGCTATTGATGTTGGGCTTAGAACTGATTCCTATATTCTACCACCAAAAGTAACAACAGTTGATAGAGATTACAATACATCAATTGTTGGAAAGGTTGTATCTGGTGCTCTTATATACAACTCTACATTGAATAAAATGCAATTCTATAACGGATCTGCTTGGGAAACTATTACTAGTGCAACATAAGATACTTGACAACACCTTGAAATATGTGTATAATCTGGCTTGTCCAGGATGATATGAGTCACTAGGCTTTATGAAGACTATTGAAAGACATTGTTATGATGGAAATAAAATAACAGAGACCAGGGTTCTAGAGTTTGAGCCCTGGTCTTTTAATGATATTGAAGAAGTAATGAGTCTTATTCAAAAAGAACTTACTGTAGATCTATTGAAAGGAAAGAGATTGATGTACCCTAAAGATAAGGGTATGAATAGATTCTATGGTCACTGCTATCATTCAACTCAAGCATTATGTTTTCTTATCGATAGTGATGAGTTAGTACCATATAGTGGTGAAGATTATCGTGGTGAGAAACACTGGTGGGTACAACATGATGACATTGTATATGACTGTACTTCTGAACAATACTGGTCAGTGAAAGAGAATCCACCATATGATACAGGAAAGAAAACTAAATGGTATGGGTGGAAAGGTAGGCCACAACAGGTATCTCTTGAGTTATGTAAGAGGGTTCTCGGGGTGAGACTCAAAAAAGATTGGATAAGGGGTTGACAGGAGGCTCAATCTGACCTATATTAGCCAAGTGATCAGGACAGGAGTTCAACTCCCGAGGTCATGTGTTCTATTCAATTCATTTAATGAATCCTACTATCAACATCTCCGTAGAAGTTCTTGCCATGTGGCAAAAAGTTCTGCTTACCTGTAACAATCCTCTTGGTTTAACCGAAGAAATATTACAAGAGTCTCTAGAGACTGCACCACCCAAAGAATATTCTGGTGCTCATTTCATGGGACGTTATATCATCCCACGTCAGTTTGTTCGTTATGATGAAGCACAACAGCCTCGTGATAAGAATAATGACTCTGAGCACGTTAATAACCTGACCAACAACTTCAATACTGTTGGTTATCGTAAGGAATCTCAACCTCCTATTGCTTGCTTTGATTCACAAAGCACCAGTATCTACTCACTAAAAGCACAATCTGGTTTTAATCGTGATGGTGCCCTGAACAATCTGGGTCAAGAGTGTTACATCTTTGACATTTATGAGTATGAAGATGAGTATGCTGAAGTAGTTGCTCGTAACGTAAGCAATCACCACAGCAATCCTCAGATGGATCAAAAGATCCCTGATTATGTAAAAGAAGTCGTTAACGCTAAAGAGCGTGGTCTAATTGAGAATACTCAAGATGCTATTGATGCCTTTGTTGAAGTTATTGCTGCTGATCGTACTGTAACGCAACGTAGCAAGATCAAGAAGGCTTCCTATAGTGAGTGTGAAGTTTTCAGTAACTTTCGTACTTATAATTCTACTGGACATGGCAAGAACACCTTGAATGGTTTCATTGCTGCTCAAAACCTTGCTAAACAAGGTATTGAAGGTCGCTCTAAAGGGGAGATTCAGACACAGGGTTATATTGTGTATTGCTCTGGTGCTGGTAACAACAAGTCTGTATGGGCTCGTGCTATTAGTAACTCTGTCAAGTATGGTGTACCTGTCTATGTGATAGGATACTCTCAGAATCGTGTAGACGATCTTGAAGAGTTTCGTGGTAAGTTCATTGCTGATTGGAATGAACAGAAAGAGACTTGGGTGAAGTTTGCCATGAGTATCTTCGATGATTGTGGTGAGTTTGATGAGTCTCGTATTCAAGTCAAGTTGGCTGGATTCAAGGCGCAGTATATTAAACCAGATCCTAATGATAAGGGTCGTCCTACTGAACAAAACATCGTCGATATGTATGGTAGTTCTATTCAGTTTGATCCTAAAGCTGATTGCATCACTCTGACTCAACCCTGAGTCCATGTGACAATCTGCAAACTGGTTAGGGGGCCCTTCACAGGGGCCCCCTTTTCTGTTATAATAACTGTATCAACGCAAGAGAGCATGACCGCCACCCTTCGCCCACACCAGCGCAAAGCACTGAATGCGATGCTGGCATATAACAAGGGTCAGGTCATCATCCCCACGGGTGGTGGTAAAACAATGTGCATGATTCACGATATTATTGAGAATCAAAAGTATATCGACAATGGCTCCACTATTGTTGTTGTTGCTCCTCGCATTCTTCTGGCAGAGCAACTCTGCAAAGAGTTTCTTGAGGTGATTGATACTACTCACACTCATGTGATGCATGTTCATAGTGGTGAGACTTCACACTTCTCCACAACAAAAGCAGAAAAAATCAATCTGTTTGTAAATACTGCTAGAACTGCTGGTGAGAATGTAGTAATCTTTACCACATAT